TAAAACTTGGATAGATATTATAAAATTTATTGTTATTTGCAAATGCTATATTGTTCAAATTTGCAGCAAGTCCAACGCTTGAAACATAATCATTCAAACCCAACGAACTATTCAAGTATTGTCCATTCACAAAAGGAACGTAGATGTTCTCTAAACAGCCTCCAAGATTGTCGCTTGCGTATTGCAACCCTGCGTCGTTCATTATTTCGTCGAACAAGTATTGCGCCTTAACCGCAGGTGTCATATGACCAACGTAAAGCGGTTTGTAAGTCGGTTGCCCTGCGAGAACGGTTGAATAAACGGGTTGACCTTCGACGTTACTTGCCGTCAGATTCCACTTGTCGCAAAGCGTTAATATCGTGTGTGCGTTCGGTGGTGTTTCAACGTTTGCATGAAGCAAGTCGTAGTCCAAGTCACCTGCAACGATGCTCTCAATGTCCTTCAACTTCTTTTCGTTGAGTAGACGCGCCAAGTTTGGCACTTCACCAAAGAACACAATTTCAAACTCGAACAATTTCCCACTTTGCCAGTACAACTTCTTGACCTGAATGTGACCGCTTGCAATGGGTATCGTGTTAACTGTCAACACCGCATCAACCTTTTTGCGGAAGTCAAACCAACCGTCGAAGTTGACGTTGAAGATAGCACCGAAGAAGTCTACATTCGTCGCACTTGCGGGAACACGAAACTCCTGCGAGTAATTGCCCACAGAAGCGAAGTCGGTGATGTCCGTGAACTTATAGTTCAAGTGCATCTTCTCGTTCTCATAAAGGTCGAGAATCGAGCTGTTGCCGTTGCTGTCAGTAAGAGTTAAAATTACTTGATTCATCATAAGCCAACAGGTTGAGAATATTTAAGATTCAAGGTAACGTTATACAACTTAGAATATCTTTCGTCCTTGATAACAAAGTTTTGAGTGTCGACTAAGACAGGTGTCATTGTGCCGTCGTCGTTGATTATGTACACGTCATTCGAACGACAAAGCGTTTGAAGTAATTCGAACTCACCAACGCTCACCCAGTCACTATTTATTTGAAGTCCTTTTGTCGTTGTCACATAGCGGTCTGTTGTGCCTCTGTCGTAGGTGTTGAAACCAAACGACGAAGCGTTGTAACTTCCAACAACTTTTTGATATTGTTTGCGATCGTAGTTGAACGATAACTCCGACTTCTTCGTGAAGTTGAAGTAATCCACACCACCGCAAGTATTCGTCCAACCCAAGCGAACATTGTCAAAGCGACAATCATCAGGAACAATGTAGAAACAATACACGCGTGAAGCAGGTGTGTAAACGGGAAAGGCAATTTCTTTTCCAAATTGAATAGTGTAGTATTTAGCACCTGTTAAATTGATTCCTGTTGCTTCTACGTTAGCGTAAAAAGCTGCTATTGTGTTAACGACTGAATCGTTGTCAGCCATTGCAAACGAAAGCGTTTCAATCAGCGTATTCGTGTTGTCGTAAGTGCTAATTACTGCAATATCAAAGTCGTTATCTGCAAGCAAAAGCGTTGCTGAAGGTGCGTACAAAACACCATAGTCACCAACGCGAGTTGGTATGTAGACGTAGTCGCTTGACAATCCACGCGCTGCCGCTTCGCTCCATTTGTGCGTGTCGACATTTCGTTCGCTCATTAAATACTTGGTGATGCCGTCGAGCGCGTAGCGTGTGTTTGGGTTTGGTTTGTAACCGTCGCTTACTTGGTATTCAGCGAGTAACGCGTAGACGTCGTCGATGTCAGCCATTCCGCTACCGCTTACCGTGAACACTCCGTCAACGAGCCACCCTTCTTTTATCGTACACGAAATAAACGCGACGCTGCTGTTCTCCGTTCCTGTTGTTTGAAAGTGTTCGTTTGCGTCGTGTTGCAATTGCTCTCTGAATATCGGTGCAAGGTCTAAGATACCTTTGTTCGCAGCGTTTGGTTGCACGTTAACTTGGAACGAACCGAAGTCAAACACAAAACGAAAGCCTGCGTTGGCTACGTTGTCACTTGAAGCGACAAGCATCAATCGTTGTCCGACTGGTGTGTATTCGTATGGTTGATCGTCTATTGTAATTGCCATATTATTTTATGTCTTTTAGTTGATTCTCTATTGTCGCGTTAAAGTCCTTTCCGTATGCTGCTACGACCTTTGCTTCGTATTCGTCCCAAATGTTCTCCATTGCATAATCGAAAGCATGCCACCCCTTTATTCCGTCGCGTCCTATCTTGCGAGCAATTAAGAAAGCTACTTGTCTTTTGAGTGCTTCGGTTGGTTTCTGAAATTTACCACTTTCCTTGTCGCGTAGTTTTATTGGTTTGATTCGCATCCAGTCAAGAATCGCGCTCACAGGTGGCGGTTTCGCTCCTGGTCTTCTTCCGTTCTCACGCGCTAAAAAATAGTTTGACGCTTTACCCTTCGCAAAGACCGAAATGTTTATCGATTGTCCTTTGATTTGTAACCTATAGGCGAGCGACTTTTCAAGCGTACCACTTGCTACCGCGTTGGTGAAGTTCTTGCCGACCTTTCGCTTCATGCGATAATCGGACTGCATCAATTCGACAAAGCGTTTAGCCATATCGTTCACGACAGCGAAAAAGTTTGGTGCGCTCTGTTCGTTAGCCATTGTCTTCTTGTTCCTCTTTTATCTTGTTAAAGAATTGAATTAGTGGTAAGCCAAATTTCACAGGCATTTCTTGAATGAAAGCGTCTAACTGCTTTAAGTGTTCTTCGGTTAAGTTCATATTAGAAAGTTAAAATTGTTACACCTATTGCGTTCGCTACGCACTCTGCGACATACTCGTTGTCAAAGCCCCACGCTGCGAATTCCTCTTCGGTTAGCGTGTAGTTACCATTGCTTAAAACCTTTGAAGGCACTTCCTCAGTAGCCTCAGATTTTAACTCGTAGTAGGTTGTGCAAGTTGTTGCAGATGTTTCGAAGTTGAGAATGAGTACGCTCATCTCTGTTGCTGTTCCTGCGTTTAAAGGAAAGACGATTGGTTGAATTTTAGCCATTGTGTATTATAATAAAGTGAATGTTTTAGTTACTCCTCCAATTCTCATTTGTATATTAGTTCCGTCAAACCAAATATCTCCGTTAACAGGTGAGGTAGGTGCTGTTCCGCTCGGTATTCTCAACGATGCTTTTGCCGTTGTGGCTGCTCCTAAAATTGTGATACCACTACCCACTTCAATCGCTCTGAAATCTGCTGCTGCTGTTAGGGTTGCATTGATAAATAAACCTCTTGTAATACCACTTGCTCCTCCCGTTTGGTTAATGGTTGGGTTAATTAAAGCAGCGTTCCATATTGTTATTCCGCTTGTTGGTGTAAATGAAGGTAAAATTGAAACAAAGTGATTTGTTCCTGTTGTAGATGTAGTGGCTAAATTGTTAATCAAACGAATTTGAGCTGTGTTGTCTCCTAAATTTCCCGTTTGATTTCCACTACCTTGGTACTGAATTGTAAACGATTGATTTGTTAATGAATCTACTCTTGATGTTCTTGTTGTTCCATTCACATCGAGCTTGTACCCTGCGTCTGTTGTTGTGCCGATGAGGACGTTGCCCGATTGAAATGAAAAGTTTTGTCCTGTGTTTATTGAAGATAAGCTGCCAAAATTGATAGAGAACTTTGAGTTGTAGCCATTATCACTTAAAGAAAAACCATTGATACATCTCAAGTAAGTATCCAATGTTGTATTTTCCCATTTGATATATGAATTACCATTCATCACAATTGCATTTGAACCACCAATAGAGGGACTCAAATTCAATAAATTATCACCACTATTTGAACCAATACTTAATCTTCCATTGGTATTATCCCACGTTAGATTAGCACTCTCTTGAAGTACATTGCCCGTTCCTTCGAACAATACTCTCCCTACCGTTCCGCTTGTTATTGGTGTAGTGCCTACCGTTAACCCTGTCGCTATCGTGAATGTTCTATCTGCTGATAAGTCTTGCGTTGTGCCGTTGATTGTGAGGCTGCGCGTTGAAGGAACTGGTGTGTAACCGAGTGCCGTTGCAACAGTCTTGTTTTCCCAAATATCAGTCGCCGACGTGTAAGCTAAAACGTTGTTATTCGCTGCGGTTGTGATTTTCACGTTGTGCAATTCGTCCAACTCGTAGCCGTTGTCTACCTTTACAAAAATACTTCCCTGCGTTATGTGAGCGTGGATAACGTAGCCGAGTACAATTAAGTGATTCGGTGCGGTAGGTTTAACTTTCGTTGCTCTACCTGCCGTTGTTGGCGACAAGTATAATATGTCACCGTCTGCCCATGTTTCGCCTTGTAAACTTCCTGTCGTGTTGATACCTCGAACAAGTCCGCTTGTCGTGATAAAACCTTCCTGATTATTGTTAATCGTTTCGGTAACAAGACCGATTGTTTCCGCGCTCAATGGATCGCTTGTGGCTAACGCTAAATCAACTTTCAATCGTTGACCTTGCGCTCCTGTAACACGAACCGCCTGATAGTTTGCTTCAAGTAAATTGACGTTTGTCGCTGTCTTATTGACAACACGAAGAACGCTTTCTTGTCCTACTTGTAAAGTTACATTACCGCCTTTCAATCCAAGGTCAAGTGTTCCGTCTGAATCGTTCCAACGCATCACACCAACCCCTGCTGTTCCTGTTGGTGTTTGGTCGAACTCCACTTGTCCTGCCTTCAATTCGAACTCACCCAAGTCAACGTCTTGCGTTGCACCTGTGTAAGGAACGTAACCTGTCAATGAAGGTAAATCTTGCGCTGTAATAAATGGATTAACACCGTCTGCTCCGTCGTTGGTTAGGTCGCTTGTTAGCGTTGGTATGGTCGGCTTGTTGTCTAAGTCGTTATAATCATTCGAGAAACCAACCGCGCTAATACTTGTTATGTCAGCCTTCAAAAGAATTTCTTCTTCGAGCGCGTCAATGGCTGCTTCGATGTCGATAATCGTCTGGCAATCTCCAATCGTTTCGCACGTCAATCCGACTTCGTCGCTTAACAGATACCAACCGCGCACACCTTCGTTGTTTGTGCCGTAGTAGTAATTCGGTGCTGGTGTTTCTTCGTCGTTGACAAGACTAACGTTACCGTTGTTGTCGCGATTGATTGAATCGATAAAGGTCAAGATTGAACCCGTACCACCGCTACCGCTTTCAAAGAAGTCGTTCCACTCCGCAGGAATAGAACACGCGTCCCAATAGTAAGGGACAAGAAGGTCAAGACTAATCGTCCAACCGGTCAACGTGTGTTGAAACTCTTCGAGGAATGGTTCTAATGAAACGTTTTGTACCGTGATTAAGTCACCAAATAACACGCGGTGGTTCGTAATCTCGGCAACCAAGTCTTCAGCGATCCGTTGAAGGTCGCTTAATACTTCGCGTTGGTATTCGGGTTTATCTTCTTTGTCACGAGGAAGGTCGGCAAGTACAATCTGAAAACTAAACGTCTTCATTCCTTTTGCGTAAGTAACGTTAGACGGAACGACGTGCATGAATGGATATTCACCAAACTTTTCTAAGTCAGATACTTCAATCTGTCCGTGTGAGAATCTTTTGAGAATAAAGTGTCCAGACGCAAATGCGTGGAATCTATCTATGAGCGCGTTGTAGCTTTGTACGTTCGACATAATTGTAATCTATTAGGTAAGTCATAAATGTAAATATCTCCCACGCTGATTTTTCCGTAATTGAATCCAATTTAGTTATGTCACGTCCGCAGGCTTCCATAAAAAGATGATACCAACCGTAGCGACCTAACACTTGGTTTAGGTTGTCTCGGTCTTCAATTGCTCCGTCAATTCCTCCGTCAACTTCTTCACCTCTGTCTCCAAATAGTCTAGCGAAGTGTTGCTTAGTTCGTTGAGCAAAGTCGAAAAAAAAAGCATCGCGCCGTTGAATTGTTCGAGTGTCATCTGCTCAACGTAGCCCTCAACGAGTTCTCTGTTTTGCTTGCTGTGCGGAACGATTGTGTACTTCGAACCCACGCGCTTGTCGATAGGTCGGTAAAGCGTTCCCATTATTTTAACCATGTTTACTGACACGTCGGAAGCCCACGTTGAAATGTCCGCGTACTCGCCCATTGAGATAGAATACAAGTCGGGAATAAAACCAAAGTCCTTGTCTTTGATAGTAATCGTCTCAAAGAACTTCGCTGATTCGTTTGCGAGTGTGTCTTCGAACGCTGCGACAAGTGTCGGCAAGTGTTGGAAGGGAATTTGTTCCGCTTGTTCCTTCAGTAGGTTACTTATACTCACCAACTTGTCGATGTCGTTCTTCGCGTTGTGGTAGTCAACGTATTGCTTGACGCTGATTGAAGAATAGTCAGCAGGTATACTTACTTTTATGCTCATATTCGTAACTTTCGTAATGGTTTAGTAATTTTCGTAATAGTTTAGTAATTAAGATCCGCAATACAAACAACCTTCGTCGTCGTCATCTATCGTGTTCGCTTCGTTGTGTATGCGTATTGCTTCCATCTCGATTTGTTCCTTCGTCCACTCTGGATGAAACATTGATATTTGAGATTTGAGAAAGTTTAGTTTGTTGTCGTTCATTTTCATTTAGATTTGATTTCGCGCACGTCCCAAAACATATCGCACTCGTTGTTCTTTATTGGTGGCTTACAGAAATACGATTGATAGTTATTTGCCTTTGCGAGAAAGCGAAAGCAATTGTCTTTCTTGTCACACCACATACCTGAGCATTTAGTTATATCAGCCATTGTTATACGATTAGTTGTTCAACGTCGATGTTGTGTTCTCGCAGTAGTCCGCGTATGTATTCGAATACTTCTTCGATGCCTTCCTGATACGCGCCTTCCTGCCTGTCGTTGTACTTAGTGAACTTGCGATAACCGTTCATGTCAAGTTCCCATAACGCCATTGCCATATCGCGAGCTTTCATCATGCGCTCGAACTCCATACGATCGTCGGAATCGTTAAGGTCAAATGTCAAATTTGCTTTACTCATTCGGTGTTTTGTCGAATTGACGTTTATAATTTGTCATTGATGATTATTTGTACCGGTGCTTCGCTGTCGCCTGCGTGAACAGTTCTCGCTTGTTTAGGTTTGAAGTATTCAACCAACGCAAGATAATAATGAAGATAGTCTTCGTCGTCCATTGCGTGCATAACAGTCATTGCGCGTTCCGCCCCTTGCGTCACGACGTAGTCACCTAACTGATTCCACATTTCAGTCTTCTTGTTTATTGCGCCTTCTGGTCGTCCCTTAGGATTACCGCTTTTGCCCTTTTCAAATTTCATTTTTTTTCTGTAATTAATCTGATAACAACAGCTAATAATGTAAATATAAGAACTACCCTAATTTTCCTTTGTAATGGTTAATAAGTTGTTCCATTCTGCTGTCGTAGTATTTCGAGAACGTCTTGAACCCGTCGTTGTCTTGTTCGAATAGTCTGAATAGAACACCACGCAAACGTTGTGAAGGCTTCTTAAGTGTATCTTCAAGTTCAGACTTTAATGATTCTACTGCGTCCAGTTCTTCGCGTTTGAAGTCTTCGTCTTTGAAAGCGAGATATCCAAACTGATTAGCTATTGTGAATAGTTCTGACGCTTGCGAAGGTGAAAGTTCATTTGTTCCAAACGTTAGCTTTAGAGTTTTGTCCTTTCTTGTTCCTACTGATTCTAATTGTGCTGGTATGATAATCATTTTATGTCATTAAATTTATTAGTATGTCACTAAACATGCAAAGAAAAGAAAAGAACAAAGAAAACGTGTAAGCACTTTAAAGAAAGAACAAAAGAAAAAGCTCCTACGAAAAAGATTACTCTTGCCCTTAAAAGGGCAGTTGCACGTTCCAAGCATTGATGTATTGCAAGTGTAGTCATTGGTTACTTCGCTTTGACTTACGAAGGCGGTTTGTGTTCTTATCCAGTTTGTTTCATTTAGTTCAAAAAATATACCCCCAATTATTTCAGCCGCCAAGCAAAAATAAAAGGGGGTAGTAACGCATTGCTTGGCTATACAAATATACGTTTGTATTTCCAAAGGTTGCCTGCAAAGTTTTCAGTTTCTAATTGTTCAAATCAACATCAACGTCCTTCATCGATTCAAGAAACGTATTGATGTCTTTCTTTACGCAAGGCGGACACGTTGAACGCTCGTTGAACGCACCTGTGGCCTTGTCCTTGAAAGAATAGAACTTCAACATATCTTTCTGCTCAAGACGTCCTTGCGCTTTCATATCGAGAAGGAAACGTTTGAACTCTATTTGTTCGTCCATTGACAAGACACCGTTCCATTTTGACGCTGGACAAGATGCGAAGGCTAACTTTGCTTTGATAGGCATCACACAGCCGCACAACTTAATCGACTTCTTGCGGAACAACACTTCGGTTTCTACTTCGTCGCCAACGATCAATGGGCCACAGCTTTGCGTTGAAGGTTCGAAGAATTTACAGGTGCGACAAATTTCAAGTCGTCTTTTGTACTCGTTACTTTTTGCGAATAACATTTGCTCTTATTTTAGTTTTTATAGAATCGATTGTGCGGTAAAGAAAGACCGTTGGTATACCGGTCTGTTTAGAAAATTCTCGGTAGGTGAAACCTTCGAAGATATATTCCTGAAAGATAAGACGTTCGAACTCGGTTAGTCGACTGATAAGAATATCGAGTTGCTCGTTTGTCATGCGTGCGCCGAGCCAAGTCTTGTCGACTTCGTGAGCGTAGTCTTTAAAGTCACGACGGTTTCTGTTCCAAGCAATCGTTTGGCGGTAGAAAGGCGACGTTGGACTATTGACGGCAAGATACATAACGCGAATAAGATAAAACTCAAAGTCGCCTGTGTCGATTAGGTTCTCTATATGCTTACTTCCAAACATAGACAACAAAGAATCGTGAAGTAAGTCTTCATAGTAATCTTCACCTCGCGAAATGTTTTTCGCAAGTTCTTTGAATTTCTTATAGTGTCCTTCTATGTATTTGTCAAGTGTCACTCATTAAAATATTCGTCGATTACTTTGATTGCTTCCTCGTTACCCTTACAAATATAGGAACAATACCCCCTGTTTCTTAATTGTTCCTGCCAACGCTTCTGCTCAGGTGATGCGACACCACCCTTTTCTTTCTTCATCTCTATTGCAAGACCGAAGAACGATCCGCGTGGTTCGTAAATGAATAGGTCGGGAAAACCTTTAACGTAACCGGTACGCTTCATCTTAACCGCTTGCAAGTAACTCGTTCGCATACCACCTGCGGAAGCGCAATACAAAGCGTCAGGATATGCTAAACGAAGGTATTTTATTACTATTTCTTGTTGGTTCGATTCAGATTCGGGCGTTGCTTTACGCTTTACAACACTTTTTTTATACGTTTTCTTAAAAGTTTTCACGTTCATTTTCAATCAGTTAGAAATTATTTTCAATTTATTTTCATTTTTTTGTTGTGTATTCAAAAGTTTAGCATATATTTGTCAAACAATTAACAACAACACCAAAGATAAACAAAAACAAAACAACGATGGAAACATTAACAGTACACAGCAGATTATTCATTTTTGAAAAGATTCAACAACTTGAAACAGAAAAGAAGAAATTACAAAATACAACGTTTTGTAATTCATTTAGTTCAATTCAGCAAATGTTGAATATTGAAATAGAACTAATAGACGCTCAAATCAATTTACTTAAAACCAAATAATCAAATGAAAAAAACATTACTCTACATCGCGATACTATTCGCAGGAATGTTAATCGCAGGAACGATTGACGAACAAACAAGAATCTTAGAACAACAACCAAACACAACAAACAAATGAAAGTAGAACTAATTCAAAAAACCACGCTAACCGATATGTACTACAAGATTGTAGTCAACGGAGAGTTTCACATGAGCTACAACGACTACGACGAAGCGGTGCGCGCTTACGACCGCATCAAGACAGCCATTCCACGCGAAGAAATCATCTTATCAAAAGAAATCTAAAACCAAATCAAATGAACAATGAAAAACACTATTACGCAACTCCATTCCTTTTCGAAGAAGACATTCAAGAAATTAAAGATGCAATCGTTATCGCACAAAATTATTGGGGCGATAAGAGAATTGGAACACTGGATTGGAATGATTATTATCAAGCGAGAATTGAACAACTTGAACGAGTATTCAACAAACTTGATTCAGCGACTTGGAAAGAACTACCAGAACCCCCAAAAGAAATCTAACTTTGTTTGTGTTTACTCGTCGGCTAACGCTTACAACCTAACACACAACGAGGTCGCAGACAACATCGAGAAATGTCAAAAACTTTCCGAAGCGCGTTGGAACGATGAACTAATTGAATATATTTGTAACCACTAAAATCAAATAAACTATGTACTGTCCAAAAATCACTTACTGTTTCAGCGACGAAGATATACGCACGTTGAACGAACGCATCAAAGCAATTGCCAACAACTACAACGACGACGTAACAGGTTGGTTTGAAGTAGACGAAACACAACATCTTGTCTTTATCGACGACCTTGATAATATGTACACCATTAATTTGCGCGGACGTTTCTTTCGCAACGACGATCCTGAATTCGACCTTGACTTCGTGACATTAGAAAAAGACGGTGTCTCATTTAGCTTTGACGTTAACATTTTTGACGACCATATCTAAATGGGTTACTTCAAGCGAATCAACGAGCAGTCGGACATTCACGACAGCCAGTTGCGGCACATCGAAAGCGACCACGAACTCGCTATAAAGTTCGAAACATATTTGAATTCATTTAATAACAACCAAATAAACAACAACATGAGCATCATTGCCCAATCAAACAACAACAGCGCAGGTCAAACAGTACCCGCAGGAACACACGTCGCAAGATGCTACCAAATCATTCACATCGGCACAATCGTCGACACTTATCAAGGTGAAGAAAAACTCGTTAACAAAGTTCGACTGGTGTTCGAACTACCTTTGGAAACCGCTGACTTCGGTAAAGGTGAACAACCGTTCTCAATTGGTCGCGACTTCACATTGTCGATGCACGAAAAGAGTGGCTTACGCGCCTTCGTTCAATCGTGGTTAGGAAAAGCAATGAGCGATTCTGACGCGTCTAAATTCGACATTGGTACTTTGCTCGGCAAGGAAGCAATGGTGTCCGTAATGCACCGCACATCAAACACAGGGCGCACTTATGCAGACTTGAAAGGAGCGTCGCCACTCGCAAAAGGAATGACTTGCCCGCCTCAGGTTAACGCAGCGTTTCTTTTAGACTACGATTCGCAAGACTTCGACCTTCGTTTCAGCATGCTTCCAGAGTGGTTGCAAAACAAGGTGAGTTCTTCTGCTGAATTTAGCCAACGTTTAGACCGCGCTGCGGATCAAATGAACAAAGCGAAAGCAATGTTGGAACAAAGCGGTCTAACAAGTTCAACGGACGAAACGGACGATATGCCGTTCTAAATTAATATGAGAGGGTTGAAATATACCCTCTCTAATTTCAAAAACCATACAATCAAAACACAACACAATGAAAACAAGAAAACAATTTAACATCGAAAGAGTTCGTCAATTTTGCAAGTTAGTAAATGAAGGACACACACCAACAGAAGCCATTTACAAAATGAATAGCAGTCGTGGATATTGCCGACCATTATTTGAAGCAGGGTTCTATTGGAAAGAGAACGGAACGTATAAAGCCCTTGAGCGCGTTCACACCGACCGTTACTTGTTGTTTACTGAAAAGAAAGACCAGTACAACGAATTGAAGAAGTTAGGCAAGACAAAACTACCAAAGCAAACGAATCTCTTTTCTCAACCTAAACCAAAACAAAAACAAACAACCACCAACGCGCCAACAATGAAAGCGAAGGAACGTCAACTTACCTTCATTCAACGCGTGGTGAAATCTCTTTTTAACTTATGAATAAAGCAATCTATAAAACTCCGTTCGGAAGACTTGTCAAGATTAATTTCAAGACAATGAAGAACTTCAAGACAGCGTTACGCATCAGCGATCCGACGGCACGACTTTACGTTACACACCCAGAGCGAATGAGAATCAAAGACTTCAACAACATTTGCCTGCATACCGGTCTATCTCGCGAAGAAGTATTTAGCACCTTTACACCAACCAAATTAATCAACGAAGAAAATGACTAATCAAGTAACACTTAAATTATCAGATGAAGAAGTTGTATTTCATTATGATCAATTATTAGACGGAAACATTTTTTTAACAACAACCCCTCACTTAATAAAACAAAACTTTGAAAACTTCACTATCGACAATCCCTTTCCAGATAACAATACTCGATATAGTGTAAGAGAAGAAAATGTATTTATTGCTTGTTTACATGATAATGGTGCGGTATTTCAAATGTTAATTACAAAAGATTCAGACGAAAAGTTTTTTAAGAATCACAAAAATGAAGGTGTTAGAAATCTTTATGAAGACATTTTAAAAACAGCATTTGAATTTCCTAAAATGAAAACATTTGGAAGTTTAGTTGAGCATCTTGATAAATTAAACAAACAACAACAATGAACGCAAAAGAACTAATTGAATTTTTAAGCGAGTACGAACCGAATACCGACGTTGTTATTTACATAGTAGAAAATGATAAATTAAGCGGTCACATTCACTTTGGAACTGGAGACGCTGCGATAGAAGGAGAACAACAAAAAGTAATTGCCTTAATCGTTGACAAGAATACAAGCAAACCAATAGAAATCTTTGAAAATTAAAATAATGACTAACGAACAAATACGACAAGAGATGATTGACATGATTCCTTTCAGGCACATGGAACGCTTCGAAACATTGTGGTTGATGTTGACACCACGTTACGAAAGATTAACGACGCAGCAAATTAAGATTCAACAGGAACTGGAGAACGAACGCGAAATGTTTTGGTCAGCATTGGAAGATATTACTTGCTCTGTTCTTGGAATACCTTCGCAAGCATTGTACACACCAACAAGACGACGTGAGATTGTAACGGCACGACAAGTAATTTTCTTTCTTATACGTCCTTGCTACCTTCAGAGTTATGAATCAATAGGGAAGCATTACGGCAAGGATCACGCGACAGTCATGCACGGAGTGAAGCAGGTGAGCTGGCAAATTGAGTGCGACAGGAACTACGCAGCCAACGTTGAGCGCATCTGTTACATCTTAAATGATATGGGTTATGCTAAACCTATGAAGTTTTATACTAAATTTGTCGAGCATTTAGAACATCAAAAAGAAATCAAACTTAAAAAACAACTAAAAAAATGAAAAGTGAATTAATCTTTTGTCCGAACTGCGAAAGCAAAGAACTCGGAGAACGCGTTGACGAAGTATTGCGCGACCAACAACTCGAAGACTGGGACACCGCATACGAACACGTTGACGAAGACGGAGAAATCAAAGTGTGTTTCGATTGTCAGGAATGGGACGACGCAGACGACGACGCAAAAGGTGAAGGTTGGGACTAACTAAAAAATAAAATGATGCTAATTTTACAACTCAAAAAGAGAATCGAGATTCTTGAATCAGCAATGAAGGAACAGGAACAAAAGATAAACGACTTACTTATTGGCTTGTCCGTTCCAACAGCACCTACGCTAATCGCAAAAGAAAAGAAGTCGCCATTTAAGAAACCAACGGTTGTCGAGATATACGACTACGCCTGTGAGAAACTTAGCGACAAAGACGCGCTTGCGTTTACAGAGAAATTTCATGCACACTACGAAGCAAACGGTTGGAAGGTTGGACGCAACGCAATGAAAGATTGGAAGGCTGCGGTTCGTAAATGGGACTTAACTACATTTGTAACTACAAACCAAAACACTAAAATCAAAAATGGAAAATTCGATTCCGATGCTGCGCAGCGCATCTACAACGACGCTCACAACTACACAAAGGATTGATCGTGCAGAACGTGAAAGCGCGTTCGTTGCCGATTACGAACTACCTGCGTTCGTAAAGTTGTGTTCTAAGGTGTGCGCCATGTACGGCATCGCGTTACCCGAAGCGCAACTACTCCAGATGTTGCATGAGTTCATAGGCAAACACTTCCGTTGGGTGACATTCGAACACTTCAACTTAGCGTTCGAACTAAACGCAGCGAATGAACTGAGTAAAAAGTGCGAACACTTCGGAGCGTTGAGCGTGGTTTTTATTGGTGACGTTCTAACCCATTACAAACCACATCGAGACAAAGCAAATCTACAAATTCAAAATGAAATCGCGGAATCAAAAGAGGAACAATCAAAACAATTAAAAGAGAAAGAAATGGCTATTAATGACGACAGCTGGAGAAGGATGTTAGCAGAAGACTTGCATAATTATAAGAAAGGAAAATATACGGTCATCGAGATTCGTGCGGTGTCGCTTATGCGTTGGCTCGAAGAAAGCAAGATAATAAACGCTGACACCTTCACCGAAGAAGAATACCGCCTGTGCAAAGCAAACGCGAAGAAGAACATCTATTTCGAACAACAGCTCGTTCAATCAATGGTTGAGCGAATGAGTGACCGCAAAAGAATGTTGTTGAAAGAATCGATTCAATTCGAAGGTATGCGTGAGTTGTATAAATTATATTTGAGTAAGCAATGAATGTATTGAGTTTATTTAACGGAATGAATACAGGCAGACAGGCACTTGAAAACGTAGGTGTTAAAGTAAACAAATACTATTCAAGTGAAATAAAGCCCTATGCAATAGAATTAACACAACACCACTTTCCAGATACTATACAAGTTGGCGATGTCACTAAATGGAAGGAATGGGACATTGATTGGAAAACTATTGATTTAGTTTTAAGCGGTTCTCCGTGTCAAGATTTGAGTGCAGCAGGAAAACGAGCAGGAATAAATGGTAGTAGAAGTAGTTTATTTTTTGTATTTGTAGACATTTTAGAACATATAAAAAAACTAAATCCAAAAGTTTTGTTTTTGCAAGAAAATGTAGGAAGTGCAAATAAATTAGACGTTGGAATAATGAGCCGCGCTTTAGGTGTTTATCCTTGTCGTATCAATTCAAGTTTAGTAACTGCTCAATTACGAGATCGTTACTATTGGAGTAATATAAAAACAAGTAAAACAATGTTTGATATTACAACTGATATTCCACAACCAAAAGATAGAGGCATAATGTTTAAAGATATTATTACAAATGGTTATGTTAAAAGAGTTAAATCAAAAACTTTATTAGAACAAACTGAAAAATCATTTGGTCATAAAGACAAATATTCTATTAAAGCACAAGAATATATAAAGGGGAGAGAAAAATTTGGTGTGTCTTTAGTTTATGTAGATACTGATAAACATACTTGTTTAAATACTGGTAGTGGTAAAACTGCAAATGCAAAACAAGAATATCTATTACACAGAAATTCAACTACTGGAATGATTACTTTAATTCAAGAAGAACAAAAAGTAAGAACAGTAAACAAAATTGAAATGTGTCGATTGCAAGGTTTTCCAGATAACTATTGCGATATTTTAACAACTGCAAAAGCTGGTAGTTTACTTGGTGACGGTTGGACACTTCCAGTTATTGAACATATTTTTAGTTTTTTATGACACCTTATAAACCAACATACCTACCGCGTCAGATTGAAGCGTTGAACTATTTGAACACCGATAGCATCGTTGAGCAGTTGTTGTATGGTGGCGCGGCAGGGGGTGGTAAGACGAAGTTCGGTTGTATGTGGCAGATACAGCGACGTTTGAAGTACGCAGGGACACGTTCGCTTATTGGACGTAGCAAATTAGACACTTTAAAAAAGACGACCTTAAACACGTTCTTTGAAACGGCTGAGGAGTTTGGATTGATAGCAAACAAACACTACACCTTCAACGGACAATCCAACGTGATTAAGTTTTTTAACGGAAGCGAAATAGTTTTGAAAGACTTATTCGCTTATCCGTCCGATGTAAATTTCAATTCACTCGGATCGTTAGAAATCACAGACTACTTCATTGACGAGTGTTCTGAAGTAACCGCAAAGGCGGTCAGCATTGTTCACTCCAGATGCCGTTACAAGTTGAACGAGTTCGGTCTTATTCCCAAAGGTTTCTTGTCCTGCAATCCTGCGAAGGGTTGGTTGTACAATGAGTTCTACATAAAGAACAACAGGAACGAATTGCCTTCACACCGCGCCTTCGTGCAAGCGTTACCGCAGGACAATCCATTCCTTCCTGTTGCTTATATTGAATCGTTACGAAGACTTCCTGAGTATGACCGCAAAAGACTTTTAGAAGGCAACTGGGAGTTTGACGACGACAGCGACAAGTTATTCCAAACGGAGAACCTTCTTCGAATGTTCCGCAACGAAGTAATCAATGAAGGAAAGAAGTATATCACAGCCGACATAGCGCGTTTTGGAAAGGACAGAACAATCATTTGCGTTTGGGAAGGTCTAACTATCATCGACATAATTGAAATGAATCGTGCAGCGTTGGATGAAGTCGTCAACAAAGTTCGCTTAACCTGTCAACAGCATTCAATTTTGCTTCAAGACGTAGTGTGTGACGAAGACGGAGTTGGTGGTGGTGTTGTCGACTTCTTAAAGTGTCGCGGGTTTGTCAACGGATCTAAACCAAAGCACCCACAATACCAAAATCTGAAAAGCGAATGTTACTATAAGTTGGCGCAATACGTCGAAGAAAACAAAGTCACAATCTTATCAAGTACGCGCAAAGAACAAATCGTTCGTGAGCTTGAAATGATTAAACGACACCGCGCTGACGTGGACGGAAAGTTAATGGTAACACCCAAAGACGTTATCAAGAACCGCGAAGGAATTTCTCCCGACGTTGCCGACGCTATTATGATGCGAATGTACTTCGAACTCAATCCAAGTTATGGACAATATGTTGTAGGATAAAAACAATTTAATAATTTAGCATAATGAAAAACACACCACTTTATGAGTCTTTAAAAATGACTTACGACCGCGAACGAGAAATCGTTAATTCAATCGCAACCTACTTCCAACAAGGAAAGATTCTCGGAGATATTCTTCTGGAACTTTCTCAGCGGAAAGACTTAAACGCGAAAGAGAAAATCTACTTAGCGCTTATGATAGGTTCAATGATGTCTAAAACAAAAGAAGAAAATGGCGCAGAGCAAAACTAAAAAAGGAATATGTGTCTATCTCCACAAGGACCTGTGGAACGAGATTGATGAGAAACGAGGTGAGAACAGTCGCAACATATTTCTGAGCGAAGCAATCCAGTTCTCAATGAAGTTTTATATTCCAGAATCTAAAGTAAAATTGACAGAACAAACGTCGACAAAATAGCGACGGACGATGTTACAACTAAGGCGCGGTTTCTGCGCTTTTTTTGTTTCTCCAATTTCTTTTTATCAGCATTCAAAGTGTTAATTTCTTCGGTCAACACGTCTTCTTTCTGTTTATAAGCAACGACCACTTCTTGCAAGTTGTCAATCTTTCTCGCTTCAATGTTTAATTGTTCTTTCAAGTTGTTAATAACGAGCGAATCGGAAGCAATAACGCTATCGCAGGAGTTCACCAAACGGATAACATCAACCCTATAAATAGTATCTCGAATAACAATAGCAGAACGAGTTCTTTGATAGGTGGTTTTGGCTGTAGATTGAGCATCTTCATACGTTCGAAGTTGTTTGTAAAGTTCAATTTGTTCTTGAAGTAACCGGTCATATTCGCCAGCGTTGTAGTTTATGACGCTATCTTGT